AACTCGGTGATCTTATCCATCTCCTCGGTAGTGAAGCCGTCCATCAGATCGTCGTAAACGATCGGCTGACCGTTTACGAGAATTTTGGCGGCCATCAGGTGCATGCCGCGTTCGGCATCTGTGAGGCTCTTGTTGTTGGTCAGCTCCATCTGCTTGCGGACCGTGATGCCGATCTCGGCGATCTCGGTGTTGGCGTCGAGCTGGAGCGTCCGCCGGACTGATAAATCCGGCTTACGATTCAGTGCTTGCTGGCCCATTACAATCCAAGGTTTTGCCTACGTTCAGCCAGCAAGTCCTCGCCGCCTACTTTGTAGATGTTGTTAATTACGTCGATCTCGACGATCTCCTCTCCGTCGATCTCCAGCTTGTAGTACTGGACGGCCACGGTAGATTCCAGTTCGGTATCCTCCTTGGCCTTGAACGATCCTCCCGGGAGCGTCTTGGAGTACCCACGTATGTACATCACGATGGGCTTTTCGTCTGTGATGCCGGTGTTGTCATACTCCGCTTTGCTGGATCGGATCATCAGATCCACGGGTTTGAGGAAATTCCCGAACGCCTTCTGTGCGTCGTTGTCCGGGTACGTCCATTTGATCGTCGTTTCGAGTTTGTCAAACCCGTTGAAAAACTCGGCCGAACCGATCATGCCCATCGCCTTGTAGTCGGTCATAAGGGCCGTGATGGTCGGGGCGGTGATCTCCGACGCCAGCCCGTGTTTGCTGGCATTGTTCACATAGACGTTTGCGTCGTAAACTTTTGCGATATTCATGGCTATTCGATGGTTGAGAGTTTGTTAAGGTCGATTTTGTGGTCGAACGTCATGCGCTGCATGGGCACGGCGGGCGTCCACTCGTTGGAAAACGTGACGTGGCCCTGCGCCAGCTCGGTGACGGGGTTTTTCGCAGGGTCGAAAAAGCACTGACCGTAAACGATCTTTCCCTCCGCCATCAGCCGGTTGTAGTACTGGTTCACGGTGTTGCGAACCAGGTCAATGTCGGCCTGCTTCACCTGCTTGACGTCGATAAACGCGGCGCTGGCCATCGTGATCGATCGCTTCATGATCATCAGCGATCGGCGGACGCACTCGAACGCCTCGGGGGTGGTAGTGCCGGGGAACGCAGCGGTGTAGTTGCCCCATTCCACGATACCGTTGCCGTACATGTTGACAACCGTCGTGATGCCTTGTGCATTCAGCAGGTTGGCCTCACACGTTTTATCCGAGAGCGCGAACGTGATGGGTACGTCGGTACCCTCGATCCCCGTGTAGGCGTGGTTAGAGGATGACACATGCCAGCCCTCGGTCAAATCGACCTTGGCCCGCAATCCCGCCGCATAGGCCGACACCGGCATCGTGAGGTATCTTTCCCCAGCCTCCTCGGCGTCCGGATTGTACTCCGGGTTGGGAACAAGGACGTGAGGGAAAAGGAGTTTCTGCCCCGCCTTGAGCGTGGCAAAATCACCCGACGCACCGCGCGACTCGATAGCTTGGGTGAAGCCCCAGCCGTCTGGCGTGTCGATATATGCCATCGCCTCGGTTTTCTCGGTGATGACGATCAACTCCTGCTTCACCGCATCCAGTGCGGAATATCGCGGCGCGATGTAGATCATCGGCTCGAAACCGTACTTGTTTCCTGCGGTCTCAAACAGTTTGAGACCCGTGCGCTCGCCCGTTTCGGAAATCGTGCCCACGATGTCGGCACCGGTGATTTCGGCGGTGGCGTCCTTTACCTTGACGACGAACACCAAGGCGCTGCCGGCGGTGCTGTCTTGCATGCGGATCGCTTTCAGTGCTTCGGGAATGGTCCCTTGTGTGCCAAATGCGGCATCGTCCGCCGCGCTCTTGCACAACGTGAGGACATTGGTGTCGCCCTTATCCGCCGTACCAACCAGCCCGATAACCGCCGTAACGATGTCGTTCACGGGCACCACGTCACTGGCGACGTTGACGTGCTCTATACCATGTAAAAAATCTGCCATGTCATAAAATTGTTATGCCGTTACCGGCTGTTTGTAATGTCCGACTATTTCTTTTTACCGACAGCCGGCTCGGTAGTCGTCTCCGCAACCTCTTTGATTTGTCGACGGGCGACCATAGCGCGAACCGCGATGTCATTTTCCGGCAACTCGACGGTATCGCCTTTTTTCAGCGCGTACTCCTTGCGGGCCGCACCATCCTTGACGCTGAAAACAACGTAAGGACTTACTACCTCATACTTTTTCATTTTTGGGTAAATTCGTTTTCGATTTGTCTGATCGTCGGAATGTCATCGGGCCGGTCTGCCTCGACAGAATACGCGGCAAACGAAAACGTGAGCGCATACTGCCAATAGTTATGTAGGCCCGACACATAGCCGAAAGAGTTAAAGTAAATGGGCGTTTTCGCGCCCTGCATCCGATAGCCCAGCAGGCGGGATTTCGCGGCCTCATAGACATCGAAAAGCCCCAGTTTTCCCCGCCGGTTCTTCGCGCGGATGAATAGCTCGCATTGAACGGTTCCCAGTTGGGCCACGACGGCCAACTCCTCGCGCTCGGCGAACTCCGTACCATTGACCAGTACGAAAATCTGCGGTCTCTCCGTCTGACGCGGCAACTCCAGCGCCTCGATCTTGGGCAACGGCTTGACATCGACACCCGGCATCTGCAACAGCGCAACCAATTCATCCTCGTATTTTTCATAGGGCGACGACGTGTTGGTGTCTGCCTTGGTTGTTGTCAGTTGATTCATGTCTATTCTTCGCTTTCGTCGTGCGGCGTCAAATGCGCCACGTAGGTTTTTCCGTCAAATTTGGTCTCCACGGCTGTGATCAAATACTGCTTCCCTCGGATTTCGAGGTATTCGGTCGTCTCGGCATCCACGGCTTGCTTCAGCCCGACGAAATTATCCTCGTAATACTCTGCGGTGGCCGTGCTCGGCCTGTATTCGTAGCCCTCGGAGTCTCCGATCTGCGTGGGTTCGCTTGGGTCTTTGAACAGCGCCCGCCCGGGGATGTTTCCCCGATTTGAGGATAGCCAAACAGCGGGTTCGCCCATAAGGTTGGAAATGGTCGAAGACGCCATTTTGGCCATCCTGTCAAATCGGTTGTCCATACGCCCGGTCGTTATACGTTCAACTTGACCAGCACCGTGGTGTCTGCCGCTGCTGCGGCCTCCCATGCCACGCCCACCGGCTTGTTGTCGGTAGCGGTTGCCACGATGCCGGAGCCGTCTGCGGGGGCATATACCTTTTGGCCCTGCGTGATCGCGCCGGCACCCTTGGCCAGCTCGTACACGCCCGTGACGTTCAACACGACGGTATCGTCCACGGCACCGTCGGTAACGGCGACACCGGCCAAATCCCCAATTACGCGTACCTCGCCGCTTTTGATCGCAGTGTCGGCGACTTTATATTCGATGGTCTTACCATCCTGAATGAAGTTTTTCATTGTTTTGAAGTTTTAATTTTCGCTTAAAAGAGGGGGCGGGTATGGTAAGCCCCGCCCCCTGCGGGATGTTTGCCGTTACGCTATTTTCCCGCTGCTTTCACGATGCCACGGTAGTCGATTGCGGCGGCGCCGAAATCGCCACGGACGGCATAGTCCATGGAGTCGGTTTTGAACTCCTCGGTACTGTCCACACGCAGACCCTCGTTGCCCTCCAGATATGCGTAATAGAGACTGTCCACCGCATACGGGTCGGCCATCAGATACCAAGCTTTTGGATCGGTCAATCGCGGCTCAACTATCACGTCGAACGCGCCGGCGAAGACGTTCACGTCTGCCGACTTGGTGGGGGTCGTGGCGGTGATCAGCTTTTTGGCCATCATCTCGTTCTCCGGCGACACAACGAGGTAGCGCGGAACCATGCGGATGATCTGTCCCGCGATGTCTTTCTGCTTCATCATCGCCGTCTTGGCCGCCGCAAGACTCGTTTCGCTCAATGCGCTGCTGGTGCCCGAGAGGAGGTTACCATGGGTCGTGTCGAAAATTCCCTTGCCGTCGGACATCTTCACGTTGTCCGTCAGCAGTCCCCACACGAGGTTCCCACGGAGCATATCCCAGTGGCGGACAAATGCCGACGGGATAATCGAGAATACACCCAGGTCGTCATTGATGAACGCCTGGCGCGTGTAGCTGATACCCTCGCCGAACGTCTCGACGCGGATCGTCTCCTTGCTCTCCTTAAGCGTGGTGTACTTAATTTCGCCACCCTCGGGGATCTTCTTCATGCCGTTGACGACACCGGCCGAATAGAGACCACGGGCGCGGAAATCGTCCACGCTGGTCTGACGGGCGATTTTGTCCCAAAACTCCGGCGCGAACTCATACTGCGCCCGCAGCATCTTGTTGATCACGCCCTCGAACAACAGCGGGAAATCGCTGGTGCTGTGCGCACGGCTGAAAAACGTCTTGGCCACCTCGGAACGGTCCATGCCTCGGGTGCTAATGCCGCGCTCGGACAACAGTTCACGGCCGATCTCTACCATGGTCATGCCACGGAACTCGCGGGCGCCGGCATCCAATGAGAACTTGGACGGATAGATGCGGTGCAGCAGCGCGTTCTCCACGGCCATACGCTTCTTGGTACCGGCATCCAAACCGGTCACACGCACGCTGTGATTACCGTTTACGCCGCTATCCTGGCTCCGCTTGGCCAGTCGTCGCATGATTGCGGTACTGCACTGCTCCACGGTAAGATTGGTTCCGACCAGCGCCAGCGCGTAATCGGAGGAAAGGCCGGCGGTACGGGCCATCTGTTGGATCGCCTGCGTCCGCTTGCGGTTGTCCTCGGTCGGTTCCGTACCACCAGCGGCGGCGGTAGCTGCGGCAGCGGCCTCTCCCGCAGCTTCGGCAGCATCCTCGGCTGCGGCGGCGGCATCTTCAGCTGCGGCGGCGGCCTCCTCGGCCGCTTTGATTGCGTCGGGGTCAGCCGGTGCGGCCTCCGCCTCGATCAGTGTGAGCGTAATGGTGTCGCCCACCTCGCCATCGGAAAGGGCAACGCCCTTAACGCCATCGACGGTTACGATGTCCCCCTGCTTTACGGGATCGCCCTCGACGACGTATTCCATGGTCTTACCTGTTTCTGTTGCTCTCGTTTTTTTCATGTTGGTGGTATTTGTGGTTTGTTTTCTTACTATTTCGACCGGATGCTGCTGTTGTCCCGCGCGGATACCGCTGTCGATGTCGGCAGGCACCGGAGCGAGGGACAATTCGCTCGGCATCCAGTCTATTGCCCGGTAGATAGGCCGTGCGCCGTTCGGGCGCTCCTCTCGCTCGAACTTATAGATTTCGTAGCCGACCGAGATCCCTTTGACGATCCCGTCCACTACGTCCTGAAATATCCCTGCCACTTCGGGGCGGCTGGAGAAACGAACGCGGGCGCAAAGCTGGCGCGATTCGTTGATCCACACCTTTACCGTTCGGCCGAGTTGGCTATGAACGGTGTAGGCGTTGTGGCAGTCCAAGAGCGGTAAGCCTTGATTTGCACGATCCATCCTGATAGCCCCCGCCTCACAAACCAGCATTTCGTCGTAGTCCTCCTCCCAGCCGAATCGCGTCACCATTTTCTCGGTGGCACATACGACATCTACCTCGCGGGCCTCTTGGTCGATGGTCGTAGGCTGCACGAGCGCCCGCCCGTACAACACACCCATGGTGCGGTTATTCGTTTCCTGTGTTGCCATTATTTTCTTCATTTTGGACAGTGGCGGCGGCCGTGTTCACGCTGTCGATGGTAATGCCCAACTTGGCCAGCCGGTCAATGTCCTGTTTGTACTCTTTGAAAAATTCCTCGGGTTCGCGGCCCATCTCTCGGATCGTCTCGCTGATCGTCGCAAGTCCGGCCTTGATCCTATCAACCTGCGCGGCGGTCTCGCGCTGCGGGTCGAGCTGCTGAACACGCGGCGCCGTCCAGTCGGCGGAAATGTAGGAGGATAATTCCCCCTTGATCATGCACGCACTGATAAACCAATTCCACACGGGGGCGCAAATCTGCGGCACGATCATGAAGTATTGCCAGCTCTTGAAGTTGGCCGTGACGTCGATTTTCGCCATACGGCCCGAGGTGAAGTTGACCCTGCTGTAATCCATGGTCAGCATCTCGTAGGTGATGCCATAGCCAGCGGCCACGCCCTGCAATATGCGACTGGCGTAAGCATCATAATCCGACACACTCGGCGGATTGGCGAACTCCACCGACTCGGCAGCGCCGAGATGCTCGACGATGCCCGGCTCCAAGCGCTCGATCCCTTTTTCGCCATCCTCTCCACCGTCATCTTCCGACCCCAACACAAAGGCGGCAAAGCATGCGGCCACCTTTTGCTTGACCAGTTGGGCATCCTCGTAGTCGGAGAAATCGCTCGTTTTCATGAACGCCGACACACCGATCGGCAAACCTCTGACCTGCCCGGGCCGCAATACCTCGAAAGCATGTAGCACATCCTCCTTGGGGTGGAATTTGCTGGCGAGCGCCGGCGTGACGATGTAGCTGTCGCCGGGGTGATAGTCAAAAATCCAGTAGCCGAGCAGACGCCCCTCTTTGCTGAATTGAACACCGAGGCGGCAATAGCCCATGTCGTTACTACCGTTGCGAGTGTGATCGAGTTGGTCGCCCTCTAAAATTTGCAACTGGATAGGAAGCGGGTTGTTGTCGTCTGGCATGACCCAGCGCCGCAAAATCAGCACCTCGCCACCCTCGGCGATGGAGCGCATTGCCAACTCCTGTAATCCGTAAAAGGTCGTTTTGCCGTACCAATCGCAGGCGGTCGTGTTGGCCCACTTGCTCCAAAGTCGTTTTACGCGCTGACAGGTGTCCAGGTCGGCGTCCGGCGCCGGCTGGATGCCCTCGCCGATCGTGTGTTTTGTGATCGCCTCGACCGCCCGACGCGCCCATCCATTGTTACGTACCATGTTGCGGGAACGATCCCGCAACGTGACCAGCGCGGCCGACACCTCGCTGTTGACGCTCGTGGACTTGGCCATGCGGAATGCCTTACCGCGACGGCCTTTGTCGGCTGCCTCGTAGGCCCGTTTTTTACGGCTGTGTGATATTTCGATGGAAAATTTCATTTTTTGCTGAAATAGCCTCGATCAATGCAAGCGAGGCGACGACGACGCAAGCGACGTTCCGGAAACAACTCATCCTCGATCATCCGAACCAAATCTTTCATCTCGGCAAGCGACCGATAACTCACGGTTTTATCACCGTAGGTTATGGTGGTCGCACCGGTGGCGATGGCCTCCTTGAGCGCGGTATATTGTTCGATGGTAAACGACATGGTAGCGTAACGATTTGCTACGAATTTATGGGCGGTATTTCGTATTCACAATACCATGTGAAAAGGTTTACCGAGAACTCGGTAAACCTTTTCTAAATATACCGAGTTCTCGGTATATCAATCATCCCAAAAACTACCGCCCCGACGGCGCCCGCCGTTTTCGTCGCCGCGCGGCTCTCTCTTTTTGGCGGTGGCGCCACCCATTTGGGCCAATCGCTGGGGACTCAACCGATCCAGCCCGAGGATTGCCGCCGCTGCCCTGGCATAGACGCGGCAGTCCAGCGGTTCGTTGCGCTCGTAGCGTTTAACCCATTGCAATTTCCGATAACCTCGCACCACCTTGACGACCTGCTCCTCGGCGGTAAGTCCGCGAAAATAGTGCTCGTCATACTCGGGGAAATGGCAATAGTTCGGAGGCGGTACGCCGTTTTCGTCTTTCTCCAAACGCAAATGGGCGTATAGCTCGGTCTTTAGGAACGACACGCCGATATTCCATTGGCGCATCTTTCCGACCTTTTTACCTGCCTTGGTGATGTCCACCTGCTTGGGCGGTGAAAAGGCCATGCCGAGATGATCCTGCCCCTTGATCGGTATGACGCGATCGCCGACGAACCGCCGGCAAAAGGTATAGACGTGCGTTGTGTTGTAACCGGTATCTACCGCCATCATTCGGATGGGAAACTCCATGCCGTCCTTGCGCGGCCACCGCTCACTCACGATGGCGGCCAAATCGTCCCACACGGCGGTGCCGGCCGTGTCACCCTCGATTACGCGGTAGTCGATCGAGTAGCTGCGTTTGTCGGCACACCAGCCGACGACCTCCAGCTCCAGGCGGTCGCGCTGCACGTCGACACCGGCGGTGAGGAAACACACATCGGCGGGCACGTGGTTGGTCTTGTAATGCTCGCGGCGGTTGTATAGGTTTTTGAACGGTGGCGCCTCTCCCTTTTCCGCCCACGTCTGCCCAAGGGTGGTGTTCACGAAAACCTTTAACTTGCTGGGGTTCTCCTTGGCGGCGATGAAATCACGCGCAATCTGCTCCCAGCTATGCCATCCGTATGGCGAATAGAGGCTGTTAATGTGGAATCCGATCACGTCATAGTTGACCTTTTCCGGCTTGGCAGGTACCCACTCTCCGTTTGCCAGCATGGTGATCTTATGGCGCTCGGCAATCAGCTCGCCGCAATGATCGCATTTGTATTTCGCCGTTTCCGGGTGCCCCTCCTCCCATTTTAGGTTGGCAAACACCAACGGCTGCATAGCTCCGCAATGCGGGCACGGGACATGGTAGTAGTTTTGATCGGTTTCTAAAAATTCCCGCTCGATCGCCGAAAGGCCCTCGATGGTCGGCGTACTCAACATGAAAATTTTATGGTTTGGAAAGGTTCGGGTACGGGCGATCGCCAAGTCGATAGGCGAACCCTCGCCGTCCAAGTCCTGTGGATATGCGTCTACCTCATCCAAAATCAAATTTCGGATGGGGACCGACCGCAATCCCGCCGCGCTGTTGGCGCCTACCATCAGCAGCAGGCCGCCGGGGAAATTCTTTTGCGTGATCGTGTTGTTGCTGTCCCTACTCTTGGCCGGCGCCACGCGCTGCTTCAGCTCCGGGCAATTCTCGATCAGCGGGTCGATGCGCCCCTTGGACAATCGTTCGACCATTTTGTCGGTTGGCTGCACGAACATGGTGGGCGCCGGTGCGATGTGCATGGAATAGCCGACAAAATTGCTGGCGCCCTCGGTTCCGCCGATCTGCGCGGCCTTGACAAAGACAATTTTACGGTGCGGATCGTGAACGCTCAAGCAATCCATGATGTCGCGCAAGTAAGGGGTACGGCTCGTTCGGTACTGTCCCGATTCTGCGGAGCTGATCGGTGACAAAAACCGATATTTGTCCGCCCACTGCGACACCGTAATCCTGTCGAGCGGCCGCAAACCTTGGAAAAACTTGGTTATTTCTGTGAAAATAGTTGTCATTGGTCTATCCTTGTTTGAAAATCCGCGAGTTTTTGCAACGCATCGGCGATTGCATCGTAGATCGTGTTGTGAATGATGGCCCGATTATCCTCGGCCATGACCACATCTGTAATCCGGTCTGGGATCGCCAGCAGCGTGTCGCGTAATTCCTTGCCGGCGGCGAAAAGTTGGGCATTTATGCGCTCGCGCGACACCAGCGCCCCCTCTTTTTCCTGCAATTCCAGCTCTGCAATCCTTGCCTTGGCGATTTTTTCCTGTAATTGGGCATCCTCGTAGGTCATTGTAGGCGCGGCCGCAGCTTTGGCGGCTGGCTCCGGCTCGATTACCGTTTTGTCAAAGGTCTTGATGTAGCCGGCCAGAGCATTACGCACCTTGCGCTGGTTGGGGTGGGCGGAGTTCAGCGACTTGTACCAGCATACAGCGGCCTGCTGCGGGTTCAGATAATACGGAGAAGTCGCGGACGTCCCAACGATGTCCGCGAAATTGTCCGGTATATATCCGCGCTTTATTGCCGCTGTGATGGTCTTGGCGCTTATTCCGGTTGATTCCTCAAAATCAGATATTTTTACCCATCCCTTGGGCGCCCTTTTCTTCATTCAAATCGCTTGCTACCTGCTATGACAATTTTTTCCTACTGACTGGCGAAAAAATGCGGTGCCGACTACCCCCGATGTAGGGAGCCGGAAAGAACCTACAAAAAATATTCTTGCCCATACCTTTCACCCTCTTTATTGCCGGGCCGCGATCTTATTCACACGGCTGGTCAATATACCGTGCACACGCGCCGTCACCTCGTTGCCCATGAACTCCGCCACGTCTGTCCGAACGTCCGGCGAAATACCCATCGTGAACGGCGAGGCCGTCATCAGCTCTGTAATTCGTATCTTACCGCTGGCCGTCTTTTCTCGCCCGGGTACGAAGCCCACCCGCTTCTGATAGCGACCGCGCGAAAATACCCCCTTGTGCCCACTGGCCATGGTGGCGACAAAGGCATGCCGGATCATGGTCGTTTTACCCTTGTGGATCGCCACCGAAATAGAAGATCCCGATTGCTTGGGCTTGAACGCGATGATCGGCAACCTACTTTCGTTAATCTTGATACCTCCGTATAGGCTGCCACTGTTGGCCTTTGGTGACACCACTGCCTGGCGCGATAGATATTTCTGCGATATGTTGTATCGCTCCTTTATCCGCTTGTTTATGCGCGGGATTGAGCGTGTCAGCGCACTATTGACGCCTTGCGCCGTGCCGCGCAATATCTCATTGGGGGATAACTTGCTGCGGAACTCGTTTTGGATCCGCTCGACCTCGCCGCGCTTTTCCTGTGTGATCTTTATCTCCATAACGTCAGATTATTGCATGGAAACGTCCGCCACATGGTCGGCCGTCTCTCCTCGTTCGTATTCTTTCAGCTTCTCGTCGATTTTGAGGTACAAATCCACCGGTTGGGGTGTCCGGCGCTTCAAATCCTCATACCACTGGCGCGATACGCCGGCCTCTCGGCATAACTGCGAAATGGACACGTTGGCCGCGTTCGCCCGCTGCCTGATGGAGTTTGCCAAATCTTTATCGCTCTTTTTCATAGCCCATATAATTTTATCTATACATCCCTTTCAACGAATCACGGCACCGTTTGTCCCTTTCGGCCCGTTGTTGCAAGTCCGCCATATTTTTCTCGATATACTCCCGTACATTTGCGGGACATTTTCCGCTCTCATACATGGCCAGTAGGTATTCGGCGGGAACTTTCGCTATTACCTCACCCTTGTAGCTGCCGAACGGCATACGTTCGGCCATTTTCTGCTTTCGATCGGCAACCTCGGCATCCCTGCGCTGCTCAATAGCGGCCTTGTTCTCCTCAACGTACCGCGCCACACCTTCCGAGCATTTCCCGTTCTCGTGGAGCCATAGCAGGTAATCGGCGGGGACGCCCAGCATGGGGCGCCCCTTGTACTTGCCGTATGGCATGGCGCTGGTGTCTGTCAGTCGCCACATGGTCAATAGCGTTTCCCGTGCTTATATCCTCGGCCCTCGTTGTACTGCATTTTCAGCATGACGTGCGTTTCAAGGTCGATGCCGAGTGCCGTGGACAAATCGAACAAACGAATGGCCGCGTCGGCCAGTTCGTCTTCGAACGTGTCTTTGATGAATGCTTCAAAATCCGATATAAAGCATTTTTGTCTATTACCCTCTTCTATGCACCTAAAGGTTGCATCCCAGCGACCAAATGCTTCCACGTTAGCCCGCTTGTTCTTGCGGTCCGCCTCCAGCGCCTCGGCGAGTTCCGAAACGGTCAGCATTAAAGCGCGGGGGATGTCGATCGGTTCATCGTGGAACCCTTTCGCTTTGGCGGTTTCAAATGCACGTCGCCCCAATTCTTTGAGTGTTAAATTTCCCATGATTATTTCATTTTTGAAAGGTTTTTACTCACATAATCCGTAAAAGCTCATGCAACTGGTCGCTGTGTCATCGTCGAACAGGCTGCCGGTCGCGTTCTGCCATTTGACATATTGTACTACATCGTTTATTGTCGGATATTTCTCGCCGCTGGTAATCGCGTGGGCGGGGATTTTATCCGGTCCAAAAAACGATGACTTCAGGTCATGCTCCAGCGTGGCAATCTGCTCGATGCGATCCGGAGATTGGCGGGAAATGTTCAGTATATCCCGCTGGCTCGCCATGACGCACGGCCAGCACCCTACACGTTTATAGCCCATCGTGTAGAGCGGATTGGGTTCAAGCCCCGCCGAGAGGATGTAGTCAATCA